GCGGTATCGGTATCGTGAGCCGAGCGGCCGGCAGACGATGTACTCGCAGGATCAGATCTTTCACCTGCGGTGGCTGACCACGGACGGCATCAATGGGCTTCAGCCAGCAAGCCTGAGCCGAAATGCCATTGGGCTCGCGCAGGCTCTTGAGTCGCACGGCTCGAGCTACTTTGGCAACGGTGCTCGCCCTGGCGTCGTGCTTGAGAGCGAGAACCCGATTCCGGCCGACGCTGCCGAGCGGCTGCGCGAGCAGTGGGAGCGAATGCACAGAGGCGCAGACCGGGCGTTTCGCACGGCCATCCTGCCCAACGGCGTGAAGGCTCACGAGCTCAGCGGATCGAACGAGGCTGCCCAGTACCTGGAAACACGCCGCTTCCAGATTGAGGAGTGCGCCCGTGCCATGCGTGTTCCGTTGCACCTGCTGCAATCGCTGGAGCGTTCGACGTTCAACAACATCGAAGTCCAGGGAGTGGAGTTTGTGCAGCACTGCCTGCTGCCGCACTGCCGGCGGTGGGAGAGTGCCATCAGCCGTGACTTGATCACTGAGGATGACACTTATTTCGCTGAGCACATCCTGACTGGCCTGCTGCGTGGCGATCACGCTAGCCGTGCTTCCTATTTCGTGTCTGCACTGCAGAACGGCTGGATGACCGTCAACGAGATCAGGGAGCTTGAGAACCTGAACCCGATTGGGCCAGAAGGCGACCAGCATTTCATTCAACTGAACATGACCACACTAGAGAAGGCTGGCGAGACTGCGCCGCAGGTTTTGCCAGATGCCACGCAGGAGCCGATGGACGGCACACCAGCCGACAACAGCGAAGACACGACTACCGCCCAGGAGGTTCCCGCAAATGGAACTTGAACGCCGCTGCCTAGCGTTTGACGATGTGCCGGAAGCCGAACTGACCATCGAAACCCGTGCCAACGGCACGCAGGTTCTGGTTGGATACGCTGCCGTCTACAACCGCCATAGCCTGCCTCTTCGGGAAGGCGGATCGGCCTTCCGTGAAATCATTCTGCCGGGTGCATTCGACAAGATTCTTTCTCGTCAACGAGGGCGGCAGGATGTCGTGGCACTGCTGAATCACAACAGTGACTTGATCCTTGGCCGCACCTCGAGCGGCACGCTGGAGCTCACCACTGACGAAAAGGGGCTGCGGTATGTGGTCACTCCTCCGGATACGCAGGTGGGACGTGACACGCTCGAGCTGGTTCGGCGTCGTGATCTCAAGGGCTCTTCGTTTGCGTTTGCAGTCGATGCCAAGGGCGAGCGGTGGACGAGCGATGACGAGGGGCCGGTACGCGAGATCCGTGACGTTTCGCTCTTGGCTGACGTGAGCGTTGTGCTGACGCCGGCCTACCCAGCCAGTAGCGTCAGCGTGGCTCAGCGATCGTATGAGGCATGGATGGCAAGTCAGGTTGAGGAGAAGCCGGCTGCAGAGATTCGGCGGCGATCGCTCGCGGTTGATGGTGCCATCGCAGCAACCTTGAGGCTCCGAAATGGCCGACGCTAAATGCACCTGCGGCGAGCGGTTGCGAACTCGCTCGAGCCGCCGGTGCGGAGATGAACGGCAGCGGTACATGCGTTGCCCTCGGTGCGGAGCGTCTGGTGTGGTGTTTGTAAAAACAACACAATCCGAAGTCCGCTTCTGCAAGAGGGCCACACGTTAAAGGCACCATGTCTCCAACGGCAATACCGCCGCAGGAGACATACATCGTGGACAACCTCAAGAAGCTTCAGGACGAAGCCGCCAAGCTGGCCGATCGCATTGACGCGGTGCGAGCCATGGAATCGGACGATCAAGACAAGATCGCCGAGCGTGACCTGGAGCTCGAGACGCTCACCGGCCAGGCCGAGAAGCTTGCCAAGAAGATCGAGTTCGAGCGTGGCGTGGCCGACTCGGCCAAGAACCTGCGGGCGGTCAACGATCGCTGCACGCCGGCTCCTGAAGTGGTTGAGGAGCGGAACGCCGTTCGCATTGAGGCCGTGCCCTACTCGGGCCGCCTTCGTGCGTTCAAGACGGCCGATGACGCCTACCGCGTCGGCATGTGGTTCAAGGCCAAGGGCGGCGATGCCGAGGCTCGCCAGTGGTGCAATGACCACGGCGTTGAGGTGCGTGCTCTCGGTGGTGCCTCGGGCTCGGGCAGCTACACGGTGCCCGACGTTCTTTCCAGCACCGTGCTGAACCTCGTGGATCAGTATTCGGCTTTCGCGCAGAACGCGACGAGCCTCCAGATGCCGAGCGATGTGGTGCTTTTCCCCAAGCGCACCGCTGGCCTCTCGGGCAGCTGGATCTCGGAAAACTCGGCGATCACGCCGGCTGACCCGACCGCCACGCAGGTGACTGTGACGGCGAAGAAGGTGGCCGGAGCCGTGACGGTTTCGAGCGAACTGCTGATGGACTCCGTGATCTCGATCAGCGACTGGATCGCTGCCGAGCTCGCCCTGTCGATCAGCAACGCCGTCGAGACGGTTGCCTGGAATGGCAACCCGTCCAACGCTCCTTCCGTGGCTGGCATCGCCACCACGTACACGGGCGGCATCCTTGCGGGCTCGGCGGCCACCTACGCCGCTTCGCTCGTGACGGCGGCCGGCGACACGCCCGACGAGGTGACCAAGGCCAACCTGCTGGCGATGATGGCGAAGCTTCCGCAGCACTCCCGCCAGGGTGCCAAGTGGTACTGCTCGCCGTACTTCTTCGCCACCTGCATGCAGGCTCTTGATCTCGCCCAGGGCGGATCGGTTGGCCTGTCGGCTGGCATGGGCCTGACGTTCCTCGGAAGCCCGGTGGTTCTCACCGACCAGCTGCCGAGCGGCAGTGACTCGACCGGCGTGGTGATGTGCATGTACGGCAACCTTGCCAACTCCTCGATCTACGGCACTCGTGCCGGCATCGAACTGGCGAGCTCGGATCAGGTGAACTTCCTGAGCGACCAGACGGTGATTCGTGCCATCGCTCGGGTGGGCATCTCGAACCACACCCTCGGCAGCGACACCGTCGCCGGCCCGATGATCGCCCTCGTTGGTGCGTGAGCCTGACGGCTTGACACCGATGACAACCTAGGCGGGCCGCTCCATCCGGGGCGGCCCGCTTTTGTGTTGAGGGCCTATGATCGTCAAGGTTGGTGAAACGACGGTAGATGTCCGAGTGGAAGCCGTCATGAGCGTTCCACGGCTCGGCTTTATGAGCAACTTCTACGGGTGGGCTCAGGCACTCATGCCCCTTGGCATCAGGCCCACAATGGGCACTGGGGCGTTTTGGGGGCAGGTTCTCCAGCGGACGATGGAGCAATGGATCGACAAGTGCGAATACATCCTGACCATCGACTACGACACCTTTTTCACCCGCGAGGATATTGAGAGCCTCATGGCGATGGCCATGGCGTTCCAGTGCGATGCCATCACGGGGCTTCAGGTAAAGCGAGAAGACGGCAGGCCGATGATGACGCTGCTCGGGACGCTTGACGATCCGCCGCCTGACGGGCAAACGCAGGTGCCTAGGGAGTGGTTTGGCGAGCCAGTGCAGGAGGTAGACACCGCCCACTTTGGATGCACGGTGATTTCGACGGCTGCGCTCAAGAGAACGGCCAAGCCTTGGTTTTTCGGCAAGCCCAACGAGTCTGGCGAATACAACGACGGTGCCGGCCGGTGTGATGACGATGTGTGGTTTTGGCGGCAGTTCAAGGCCGCCGGAAATCGTCTCTACATCACGCCTCGCGTGGTGCTTGGGCACGGTGAATACGTCGTGACATGGCCGAGCCGTGATCTCGGCAAGCCGGTTTTTCAGTACGCCACCGATTTCACGAACGGTGGAAAACGCCCCGAAACTGCATGGAGTGTGCCCGGATGAGGAAACTAGTGTTTGCCCGAGCGTGGAGAAACTTCCGGCCAGGGCAGTCAGCAGACATTCCCGGCGGGCTGGCAACGGAGCTGATCGCCCGCAGGGTTGCCGTTGAGGACGATCGCGGAAGCATCATCGAGACGGCTTCCGTTGACCGGCTGGCGGAAACAGCAGACGCAACGCCGAGGAGACGAGGACGCCGTGCGATACCGAAGCCTGACGAGATCGAGCGGCCCGGCGGCTGAACCTGTCACGGTAGCCGAGGCGAAGGCTCACCTGCGTGTCGATATCTCCGACGATGACGCATATATCGGCACGCTCATCACGGCCGCCCGCGAGTGGGTTGAGGCGTACCTAGACCGCACGCTGGTGAATACCCAGTGGGTGATGCGGCTGGATTCATTCCCGATTGAAGATATTGAACTGCCGCGGCCGCCGATGGTTTCTAGCGGTACGGCCACGAGCGTTTCGGTCGCGTACACGTACACCAGCGGTGCCACGGCCGTTTACAGCAGCTCGAGCTACCGAGTCGATCGTGCCTCCACGCCTGGTGCTGTGCGCCCGATTTACGGCGGAACATGGCCAAGCGGCATGACCGACGAAAACGCTGTGAGCGTGACGTGGTGGGCCGGCTACGGAGCCGATGGCTCCAGCGTTCCGGCAGTAATCCGCCACGCCATGCTGATGCTCATTGGGCACTGGTATGACGGCGCACGTCAGGCCGCAGTGTCAACAGGAGCCGTCCCGCAGGATGTTCCTTACGGCGTGAAGTCTCTGCTGGATTCTGCGAAATGGGGGAGTTACCAATGACGATCGAGGGGCGAATCACCATTGATGCTTTGATCCAAGACACGTCTGGGTCTACGGATGTCAAAATCATCAGTCTTGCAAAGTCAGATGCAATCGGCTCTGACTCTATCGCTGCTTTTGCGTCAGGCACCCTTGCAGACGGCCAGACTGCATCCATTGATTTCAACGCTGGATTCAGGGACGCCGCAGGCGATGTCTTGACGTTTGAGTCAGTGACTCGGCTGCTGTTTCAGTGGAGCGGCGGATATTCTCGGACGCTTGGAGGCGACACCTTTTCCGTGGCTTCAAAGGATGATCGCGTTGCTTCCAGCGACTGCGACGAGGGGCAGCCTCTCACGATTGGGGCAGGAACGGGAACGGGAACGTATTCCATCGTGATGATTGGCACGCCGATATGATCAATCCAGGCGAAATGCGGGAGCGTGTAATCGTCCAGCAGGCCGCTGAGAACAGAAACGCCATCGGCGAAACTGTGCTTTCGTGGAGCACTTTTGCCGAGCGATGGGCGAGCGTTCAAGGAGTCTCTTCGCGCGAAGCCCTGGACGCAGGGCAGCAAGGCACAACCATCACGCATCGCGTGAGAATGCGATACGTGACCGGCATGACGCAATCCATGCGGATGTCTTGGAGAGGCCGCATCCTGAATATCGTGAGCCTCCTTGAATACGGAAACCGAAGCGAACACGTAGCAATCTGCGAAGAGGAAGCGTGACATGGCTGGCGGAATCGAAGTAAAGATTGAGTTCCCAGAAATGCGTGAACTCAAAAAGGCTTTTGCTGAGCTACGGCCAAGCCTTGCCAGAAAGCACATGGGGGCTGCAATACGAAGAAGTCTTGCCCCTGGAATCACTGCCTTGCGTGGCAACGTCAAGCGAGGGCCGACCGGGAATCTTGCAAGGGCCATTTCCAGCAAAGTCAAAACGTATCGCTCTGGGAACGCCGTTGGTCTTGTTGGGTTTATTGCCGCCGGTTCTGGAAAGAATAAGTCAGCGGCAGGCGGCAGGGTTCGCACTGGAAAAGACCGCGCATTTCACGCCGGGTTCCTTGAGTTCGGAACCAAAGAGCGATTCATCAAGTCATCTTCCAGGCGATCCGGGGCATCTGTCGCCAGCTCGTTCAGGACGCTCGGCCAGTTTTCCATCAAAAAGATAGCCACCCGAGGGAAGTTCAAGGGTGTTGCTCGAGTGCAGACCACGCCGAAATACCCAAAAGCATTTTTCAAAAAAGCCCCGCGTGGCGCGATGCTGAGCGTTGGCCAGATGATGATTGGCGGCAGCATGGGCAAGCCTCCCGTTCGGGAAGCCTACCGCGAGTCTGTTGGCTCAATGCGTTCAGAGCTTTCCAAGCAGATGGCCATTAGCTTGCAAAAGGCACTAAAAGACCTTTCCGACCAGTTTCCACCCAAAAACAGATAGCCATGCTGAAGACTCCCGAAGCAGCCCTGTGCCGCGTACTGATGGCCGATCCTGTCTTCGCCCTGCGAGTTGGCATGCGGCTTTCCCCTGTGCTGGCCAGTGCTTCTACGCCGATGCCTTTTGTGGTGTGGCAGAGGACATCCATTGAGCGCGACCAAGGGCTTTCGGGCCCGGTAGGAATGCCGAAAGTCAGTTGCGACTTCATCATCCACGCAGAAACGTATAAAGAAGCACGGCAAGTAGCGGATGCCATGCGTTTGGTTCTGGATGGCTACGGCGGCACTGTTCACAATGTAGTGGTCAATCAGGTCTATCTCGACTCAGAATCTGATGACTTTGTGACGCTTGCCGGATCAGAAATGCCTCCGGCTTACCAAATCACTCAGGGATACACGATTCTCTGGCAGGAGACATAGCAGATGGCAAGTACGCCCCATGATGGATCAGGCACAGTAGTAACGTTCCCTGGCTTTACGGGCACCGTCACGGGGCTCACCTACAACCAGAGCGAGATTGCAACGGGCTCGGGCGATGCCATCAACCTTGGGCATCTTGGCCAGACAACTGGTGAGAAGATCCTGACGATGCAGCGCCCGCTTAAGGGCTCTGGC